ATCTACTGGGAGTGATGTGTGCCATCTTGGAAAAACACCTATCCAGCGATGTAGGTGCTCGGGGCATCTTTAAGAAAGTGGTGATTTTTTCTTTGGTGGGTGTGGCTCATATCATTGATCAGAATATCATCAGAGATGGCAGTGCCATTAGAACCGCAGTGATTTTCTTTTATCTATCCAATGAAGGAATCAGCATCATTGAAAACTCAACAAGACTTGGACTACCTATCCCGGAAAAGCTAAGAGACATCTTGGAGCAGTTAAAAGACGGAGGGGATAAGGATGGCACTAGGTAATTTAAAGTCAAAGTACATGACCAGAAATGATTGCTATACAGCTGGGAGAAAGATCACGCCTAAAGGAATCATGGTTCATTCCACTGCAACACCAGGAGTAATGGCTTCAGAGTGGTTTAGCCGGTGGAACAAATCCTACAAGGCTGGTGAAATCAACCGTCAGGTTTGTGTCCATGGCTTCGTGGATGACAAAGAAATCTGGCAGTACCTACCTTGGAACCACAGAGGCTGGCATGCAGGTGGCAAAGCAAATGATACCCACATCGGTTTTGAGATTTGTGAACCAGGTGGGTTTTCCTATTCTAAGAATCAGATGGTAGGCTATGATGTGAAGAAAAATGAAGTTTACTTTAGAAAAGCGTGGCAGAATGCAGTAGACCTTTGTGCGTTCCTCTGTAAAGAGTATGGTCTGACTGAAAAAGACATCATCAGCCATGCAGAAGGGAATAAAAAAGGGATTGCATCAAACCACTCCGATGTTGGCCATTGGTTTCCAAAGCATGGAGAAAACATGGATACCTTTAGGGCAGCGGTAAAGAAGGCTCTATCAAAAACGGATGAAAAGGTCCAAAGCTTTCAGATTGGTGATGTGGTTTCTATTAAGCCGTCAGCTTCTAAGTATTATCCCGGTGGGCCTACTATTCCGGCATGGGTCAAAGAGCTTCATCATAAGGTAACACAGACGGAATTCAACAATAAACCAGTAATTCATGCAAGAAAGGTATGCGTCCTTCTTGGTAAGCGGGTGGATGAGAAAACAAAGCAGGAATCAGCCGGCATTATGACATGGGTAAATGAAGATGAGCTGATTCTTGTAGATCGTATTAGAGATTACATCGAGGAAGATATCCAGTCTAAGAAATACTATAGAGTACAGGTTGGGGCTTTCAGTAATCGTGAGAATGCAGAAAACCTCATGAAAGAACTAACGAAAGCCGGATTCAAGGGCTACGTGAAATACGAATAAAAACAAGGCTAATCAAACAAAATTCAATGTTTGGTTGGCCTTTATTTTTTGCCGGTTAGCTGTTTGCTAAGACTGATTATTAATGGGGTGGAAACCCTTGTAATGCTTGACTTATAGGGGCTTTAGAGTGATATATAGACTACCCCAAATAGAAAGGAGGACGCAGCATGCGAGTTAGGGTAATCAAACCGATTGCGGCAAAAGAGAAGAAATTAAAAGTATGTGCATATGCTCGTGTTTCAACTGATAGCTTGAAGCAGGAAGACTCTTTAGAAAATCAGACATCTACCTATGAACGTATCATTACATCAAATCCGGCCTACGAATATGTAGGCATTTATGCAGATCAAGGCATCTCCGGTTACTCAGAGAATAGACCAGCATTTCAGTCTATGATTGAGAAAGCCAGAGCAGGAGAGATTGATCTCATCATTACAAAGTCGGTTTCAAGATTTGCACGAAATACCGTCACCGTTCTAAAAGTTGCAAGAGAACTTAAGGAACTGGGTGTCGGTATTTTTTTTGAAGAACAAAATATCAATACGTTATCAGGGGACGGTGAGATGATGCTTACTGTCCTCGCTTCTTTTGCCCAGGAAGAGTCCAGAAGCATGAGTGAAAACAACAAGTGGACCATGAAGAAGAAATTTGAGAGGGGCGAGATCATGGTCAACACCAAGCGCTTTATGGGATATGACAAAAACGAGTATGGTGAGCTAATCATCAACCCCGAGGAAGCAAAGATAGTACAGAAAATTTTTGACATGTACCTTCAGGGAATCGGGTCATTCAAAATAGCTGCAAAGCTAAATGAAGAAGGGGTCCAGACGATAACTGGAAAGAAGTGGCAGGATACCACAATCAGAGGGATGCTAAAGAATGAGAAGTACAAGGGAGATTGCCTTCTTCAGAAATACTACACTCCTGAAAACATGAGAGGAAGAACAGTCAGGAACAACGGTGAGGTTCAAGCCTACTACATTGAAGAAAACCATCCAGCCATTGTAAGCATTGAGGACTGGGAGAAGGTTCAAGAACTCATGGAAAAGCGAAAGAGAAAAAGAAAAATCGGCGCAGGAGGAGTAGAAAAATACAAGAACAGATATCCATTGTCGGGGATGCTTATTTGCCCACACTGCGGAAAGACTCTAAGACGAAAACAGGTTTACAACAAGCGTATCGAGTGGTGGTGCTCCACCTACATTTCTAAAGGAAAATCCACCTGCAAAGGGATAAAAATAGCAGATGAAATTGCATCAAAGAAAAACATTACAGAGCAAACGGTGATAGAGGAGGTTATGATCGATGGCGAGAAGCATTACAGTTATACCAGCAAGGCAGACTACGACAGGGGAATCAGAAACGAACCAGATGCCCCAGCTACAAAGAATGGCAGCGTACTGTCGCGTGTCAACAGACAACGAAGAGCAGCTATTAAGCTATGAAAACCAGGTAAGATATTACACTGAATACATCAACAATAGCCCACTTTATACTATGGCTGGCATTTATGCCGATGAGGGGATTTCAGCCACCAATACAAAGAAGCGTGAGAACTTCAATCGGATGATAAAAGACTGCAGAGAAGGGAAAATAGACATGATCATTACCAAGTCCATCAGCCGATTTGCAAGGAACACACTTGACTGCTTGAACTTTGTTAGAGAGCTTAAAGAGCTTGGTGTGGGAGTCATATTCGAGAAGGAGGCAATAAACACACTCGATGCCAAAGGAGAGGTCCTACTCACCATCCTCTCATCCCTTGCCCAGGATGAAAGCAGGTCCATCAGTGAGAACTCCACCTGGGGAATTAGAAGACGCTTTGAAAACGGACAGTTCAAGATGAGCACAAAACGCTTTCTGGGTTACGACACCGATGAAAATGGCAAGCTAGTCATCAATCGAGAGCAGGCTAAAATTGTAGAGAGGATTTACGATGAATACCTATCAGGCAAGACAGTTGATCACATCAAGCGAATACTTGAAAGAGAAGAAGTGAAGAACTGGAATGGAACGACCAAGTGGCATGCAAAGACGATTCAAAGCATGCTTCAGAATGAAAAATACAAGGGCGATGCCATTTTGCAAAAGAGTTATACTGTTGATTTCCTGACTAAAAAACGAGCAAAGAATGAAGGCCACATTCAGCAGTACCACATCGAAGAAAACCATGAAGCCATTATTGACCCGCTGATTTGGGAAGCGGTCCAGCTGGAATACGATAGAAGAAGTAACTACATCGAGAAACATGGGACCAACTCTTACTCACACAATCCAGAAAGAAACTTCTTTGCGGGAAAGGTAGTCTGCGGAACCTGCAATCAGGCATTCACAAGAAAAGGCTGGAAGTCAAAGAACAGCTACAGAAAGGTATGGCAATGCCAAGAACGCTATAAGGTCAAAGGGGTACAGGGCTGCACCAACAGGCACATTGATGAAGTGATTTTGATTGATGTCTTCATCCTTTCATGGAATGCACTCCTGGATAACAGAGAAGAGCTTAAAAAGAAGTGGGAAACTACCGCAGAGTTTGGAAACCCACTGGAACAGTACAGAGCTGTCCAGTTTGCAGATATCACAGAAGATGCAAAACACATTAAAGAAATCGATACGGACTTCATCTTAAGAACCTTGGACCACATCAAAGTTTATGAAACAGGGAGAATCATCATCCGTTTTATGGATGGAACGGAGATGGAGTGCAATGGGGAGTAATAGGGGATTAGCAGGCTGACTTGGATCAATGATCTGAGTCGGCTTTTTTAAGTTAACCCGGGTTTACATTGATAAACATTTGGAAATATCTTATAATTTAAAATAGGATAATATGCAAATATTCAGGCAGCCTCGAGAGCATATTCGAGGTTTTTATGTTTAGATAGCTATATAAGAGCTGGGATTCTTAGTCGCACTGACAAAAATCTTTTCAAGAATGTCTATACACAAACATACAAGGGGGTAGAGTAATGATAAAACCCAATTGG